AGAATCAAAACGCCGTTAGCTGGTGTTAACATATCACCAGTAACTGGTGTTGATTCGCCTCCAGGATAAGGAATAAACGTGTGAACAGCGATGCCAACCTTGCTATTTTTTAGTTTATTACCAAGATCACTGTTTGCTGAGACGTGATAAGTTACAGTGTTTGGGGTAAAAACATATGCCCCGTTAACCACGGGCGGCGTTGATGAGAAAAGCAAGTCGCCCTTGATATATCCCTCAAAGTCTTTGGGCACCGTTTTTTCCAAAATCGGAAACAAATTGGTGTATAAATTGATTAATTCTGTTCTGTCACCTCTGCGGTTTGACATAATTTCACGAATATGCTCTGGACTTGTCGCTAAACCATTATACGTTTTGGAATGAAACGCACTTTTATCAGTCAAAACAAACTCTCCATTTGGCGTTCTACCAAATATCAATGCTGGCATTCCATCCCATTTTATACTGGCATTCTGTGGATTTTGTATAACAGTTTTGATGGCAGCGAGTGCTCTCTTGAGACCGCTTGAGCCATATTCAAACACTAAATCTTCAGGATGATCAATATGTGCACTTTCTATAATAACTTGCATGCCTTTATTGACAATTCTATCTCGCAACCTTGCCAAAAAACTCACATTGGTATCTTCTGTTTCAGTCACAAAATTATCTACTTTTATCCCACGCTTTTCAGCATATTCAAAAAATGATGCCAATTTATTGTCCCTCTCTGAATCATCAGCAAGGCAAGCCAGTATTTTTTCTACAGAACCCATATCATCAGCAGATGCATTAGGGGTTAAAATCAATTTAGATATTTGATCTGGATCATTGGAAATTAGTTTNCNAGTAGACCGATCTGTGATTCCTTGATTGGGAGTTATTTTGTATCCCAAAGACTTGGCGATACTGTTCATCAAAGTATTACGCGTTGCACATGAGTATGCAGTATCTGAATCTTGGCGAAATAAAAATTTTGCTAGAATGGGCTGATCAAAAAACATAAAGTCAACTTGTACAAAACCATTCTTTGTGTCACCCATGATAGGACAGCAAAAATGTACTGAATTTTCAGTGATTTTAACCCATTTGTCTTCTACATAGCCGGTTTTTTTAACAGCAGCAAATAGTCGGTCAGCTAACTGAGCCTTCTCTATATTTTTGGTATCAATAATAATATCTAAATCACCAGATTCATCTTTTTGTCCAGCACTACCCGCTAAGTTATCTTGCAATGGAAGATTGGTGGCTTTTTCTAACCATTTTATTGTGGGTTCTATATCTTGCTTTTCAATAGGTTTGGTTGCAATTTTACCACCAGCAATCTTAAATACTTTACCACCCATCAGAGCTGTTTCCTTTAGGTGTAGATTTTCGTATTGCCCTAGCAAACTTGTTTGCATCACGGTTGCGAATTGCATTCAGCAGTTTACGTGACAGATTTTCAGACTCTTCTTGATCGTAAGATTCCTCAATCTGTTCAATCAACCGAGTCGCACTTGCAATAACATTTCTAGCACGACTTTCTATTACGTAGTTCTGATCATGACCAGAATACTTTTCTTGGTAAATTGTTTCTAACTCGTCGAGTATGCTGCGAGTGCGTTTTTGCATTAATTATATCCTTTTAGATATTTATTGCAGGCAGACTGATTTTGATCATTAAATCTCAATTAAAAACCTTATATTATTGACTTTTAAATTGTTTTAACATCTCTTTAAGCTTGGTACTTTGTACATCAGCATTTATTTTTGGTATTTCACTTTCCTCGTCTGCTTCAACTATACCGGACGAATTGGGTTCACTGCTTTTTTTCTTTATCTTATCCAGTATAGATGATTGTGGGGATTGACTAGAATAACTACCGGAATCATCATCTGCATCAGTAATCCGCAAACAATCAATATCAAAATCTAAATCTATCTTTTGCCCAACTCCTGAACTAGATCGAGTTTTCATAAGTTGTAACTGATATCGCCCACGCTCACGCATAGAACGACTGGTAAATATCCCAAATACGTTGTCAGCCGTATTAATTTTAGATATACCACCAGAAATGTGTGAATGATCAAATTCTATTTCTTCTACAGCAGAACGATTTAATTGTGCTGCGGTCACCATTAACACATTTAATTCTTTTGCTAAATTTCGTATTTCTTCTGTAACAAACTTATCTTTCACAAACAAATCGTTTGGGGAAACTTTAGCACTAACCGGCATTAACAAATCAAGATAATCAATACAAATGAAGTCAACATTTTTTCCGGTTTTGATAGTCAATTCTTTTATATATGCACGAATGTCATTTACAGTACTCTGAGCGTTCATATACTTAATTTGGAGAGTTCCAAATTTTTTCGCCATCATCTTTACTTTCATCTCAACATTGTCGAGATCACTGAATATACTCTTAGAATTGGTGTTCGTCAGCATTCCATCAATGCGCATTGCCGTTAAACCTTCAGACAACTCAAGCGTGATGTATACGCCATTTAACCCCGCTTCTACCCAATTTACCGACAAATTCTGCATGAATAAACTTTTACCAGAACCTGATCCACCTGCAAATATCTGCAATTCACCACGGTTAAATCCACCATATAGCATTTTATCTAGAGCAGACCACCCAGTTGAGTTCTGTCCATTACTATCTTTAAGTGCAGTGAGTCGCTCACGAGGATCAGCGAAATAATCAATACCCATGTCCTTAGTAAGACTTATTTGTACTGCATCTTTTATTAATTTTTCCACGGGTCCATAATCCCCGTGTTCCAATAAATCAGCAGATTTTAAAATTGCACGTTCTAACTCTTGCCTCTTGGTGAACAATTCAAATTCTTCCAACAACCACTCAAAATGACCATCTGTTAGTTCATCTAGGGGTTGCATTTTAACGCCGGTTACCGCATTTACTTGCTCTCGCTCTGGCATTGTTTGATAGTTATCACAATGCTCCTGTATAAACTTAGCAACAGGTTGCAGTTTTTTATCAAAATTCTTGGGGTTAAATATATTTCGAAGTCTTACGAATACCTCAGCATCATAGAGAAGCATTTCCAAGAATAATTTTTGTATTTCTGTCCCGTATTCTTTAATTGTCAATTAATTGCCAACCTTTTTTTGTAGTTTTTTTCGGTTTAGTTCTATTTTGATCCGGCTATGTTCTACGTTTTGCATAATAGATATCATTGTAGCTGCTTTGCCCATACGCTTTACTGCATCATTAATGTCTTTGCAGCCATCTGGCCAATCAAATGGAATACTAACCGACCATCCCAGCTCCATTGCTTTTTCAACTAGAGCCAAGCCACGCTTATCTTGATCTGGAACTACTATTATATTCCTTTTTAGCGTTTTTATCAATTGGATTTGTTTTTCTGAAATCGTGGCATGCATAAGGGCTAGTCCATCAATCGATAACGCATCAAAAATTCCTTCAGTGACAACACAATAGTCCCAATCATCTTTCTGTATGTCAATTCCAAAAACATATCCCGGTTGACTATCAGATAGATATCTTGGTTTACGATCATCGAGAAATCTAATTGTATATCCCACAGTTTTCCCACTATGCGTAAATGGAATTAATATTCCATCTCGTTTATATTCTTGAGAATCAATGGCCAGTAGTGGATATGAGGTATCTATGCAGCGGGTTTTTAAATAACTATAATGCAGTTCGTGGCGCGAGTTTATAAATTGTAGTTTGTCTGGTAAATCAACCGAATCAAAATGTATCGCATCTTCGGCGTTAGATTTATATTTGGGGTCATCTAGAATATCCATTGCTGATCGAAGTTTTAAACTTTCTAGATTTATTCTATTAATATCGGTAGGATCAACACCCAGCCACTCCAAAAAGCTTTTGGCCTTGAACCCCAACGTGTGACCATACTTTAACCCGCACTTATATCCACAGTTAAAGCAATTATATACCCACCCATCGTCAGTCACCACAAGACCGCCACGTCCTTTGGTGTCTGCACTTTCCCCATTATGAATACAACAAGGTGCGGAAAAACTTATCCATCCAGAGGGGGTAGTTTTTGTTTTAGCTGGGAGATATTGTCTGACATCAATCATCAAATTGAGTATATCAGTTTTCTATTGATAATATCAACCGATTTTTAATCATTTCGTGACCAATTTCATTTGGATGTCCATTAGGTTTTATCAATTCTCGTTTTTGATTAGCTGGATGATCTCTGAACCAAGTAACCGTGTCCTCACCTTGCCAAATAACACTGTCAATGTTCATTTTTTTCTCTGGTGGCATAATATTGAACTGCAATAATTGAAGATCATGACTAGAAGCAACGCCATCAAAAAACAACACAGAGTGCATATAGTTTAACTTTCGCAATTCTGGACTATCTGTCAACACCATGAACATTTTTGCCATTTCACGCATTTCTCTTGAAATTCCCATAAAACCATATTCAACCCATGAAGTATGGACAAAACGATTCCATGGCGGATCATCTTCGCAAATTACGTGATCTGGATTATAAAAACTTGATCTATCAGAATCTGTGTGCCCAACCAAAACTAAACAATCAGAAATGTCAAATTGCGATTCATTTTCGTACCACCACAAAAATGTCCACAATGCGCTCTGCAGGCTGCCACCCGGAATACCAAAATTCTCTGTTGGGACACCGTAATGTTCTCCCAGCAGACCTAAAAAACAATTTTTCTCTCTGTATGGAGCGTTTTCTATATCTGTGGGATGTGCAGATGGATTATTAGATTTATATTCTGGATCCAGCAACTCATCTCCATACATCCATGAATCCCCAAACCCTACTATTTTTTTGAACATCTATCTATATAGTATTTTTTCAATACTACCGTCAGAAACCTTGCCATAAATGCGAAGCCATGGATAATAACCGGATATGTTAATGCCAAAAGTGTCATTGGAGTTTTCAAGTTCAATATCAGATATTTTTGTGTTGTTATTGTCGCTAGCAAGAGAAAAATCAACTTCAAACCACGGATATCCGGTTTTCCCAAACCAAATGTCATCCTTATCCAATGCGCCTTGTATTCCAAATTTTCCACTAAATCCACTCAAGGTGACTTGAAATGTAGATTGATCGATGTCTTTGCCACGTATCCAACTGCTAAACTGTGGCTTTCTACCATCAGGGGGGAGTAAGGATGCTCTATCACTCCTATCAAATTCTGCCTGTGATGGCATTGTAATAGACTCGGTTTCTGCATAATTCGGAAATGCCGCATCGCGAATTTCGATTACACCACGGGAACCCGCTTGTTCATCCATATATACAGGTTCTACTAACACTCCTGACTTCCTGGTTACTGACCAATTTGCATCCTGTGGTTCAACATTATCTAAATCAGAGGCGGTAACCGTTACTCTCGCACGACCGGACTGCGCATTTAATATGGTTACTTGCTTTTCTAACAATAATTCAAGACCATCCCTGCTAATAATGCGGAACACCAGTTCACTCCCACTTAAATCAAATGGTCGTTGGTTCTGATTCTGGAACTCAAACAGTAAGTTATTATCTACGCCGCGACTCACGCGAAATGGTTTTGCATACACTATTCTTGACCTTTTTGTATCGAAATCTGCATCGACTTCTGCAATTATTATTTCAGTTTTTTGTTGGTATAAATATGCCTGAATCGAGTACATTCTTGATCACCTTCTATTATTTATGAATATTGAAATATTTCAAAAACTAACCGAAAAATATCCGTTCATTTCCGTTTGCAAATATGCAAATCAAGAGTATCTTGGCATAATTCAGAACAGAGATGTGAGCATTACAACCATCTATGACTTTGGGGATATAATTGATCCTGGGCTAAAAGTGGAATTCCTAGAATTAGGTAGCACTTGGTGGTGGGAGTCAAACAGAATGATTCCCATTAATATATTCTTAAAGGGCGAATGGGATAAGTTCAGACCATACTTAAAAACATTCAATAATAAAGATCTTGAAATACTACATGGACCAGAATGCTCTCTTTCAGAAATTGCAGTGAAAAAAGGAAAGCGAAGATCAATCACTCTTGTTAGAAAAATAGATTAATTGCTTTGTTTCTGTTCTTCTAACAATTTCATATGTAAAGATACAAGCACAGCATAGGAAATAGCATGGGATTTTTTGAAAGAATACCCAACATCAGTAGTATCCCAAATGGTGCGAGACACCTCTTTCCACGGTTTTCCTAACAGGTGCTTTTTACCTGGACGTATCACAGCCAAAAACATCGCCATTCTGGGGATAGAATCAATTGGTTCTGGCATCGCACATAGGTTTGAATAATGATTACTAATGTGTACAACTTCAGAAACAAAATCAGGCAGCAACAACTTTTCCCAAGGAGTTGGTTTAGATAACAAGGTTTCGTAATGTTCAGGACTCTGAATGAGGGAATATACACGCATATTCAAAAAATCAAGTTTGAAATACCCTCGATCTTGCGCTTTTCGATAGTCAATGGACGCACAATCGTTAACTGGATCATAGGGAATATCAGTAACATAAACACCCGAATTATGCCTTTGAATTTCGCCATTGTTTTCTTGTCTTGCAGAAATGTGGTCAATCAATTCAAGAATTTGTTTCCTATCTGCAATGTCTATATCTATATCTGCTTTCATTTTTTATTCATTTTTTTTAATTTTGGCATTAAAATATTATCAGCAAATGCGTAGTGTGCGTCTTTTTTATAATGCCCTATTTTTTTAAATTTTAAATCGTCATACGGGATAAACCCTTGCCCTGCACACCAATCACAAAATCCAAATTCTTCTAAATCTATTATATTTTTTTGTGGGATCATTGCCTTAAAAAAATCTAATAGGTGTTCGCCCTGAAGTTTTTCAGCTTTGGGTCCTTGGAATATAATATAGTCTATATTATTATATTTGCAAAAACAATCAAACATTGCCAAGTTTGAAAATAAATTTATTCTTTCTTGATATGGACTGTAAAAAAATGCTTTTCCCTCTGAATACTTCTTTAAAAAATTTTTTGAGAGTGTATCCATAGTATACCCATTATCTCCATCATCGATTTCAGGGTTAATATCTAGAGATTGTAAAAGTAATTTTTTCCAATTAGTTAATCCAGAAAATTGATGCGTTATAAAATCTGATTCTTTGGCGTCGTTATTTACATTGTTACGCTCAACCCATAATTCACCTCTAATTTCAAATGTTAACTGGATAAAAGCAATGATTTGTTGGCAAGTTGGGTTTGTTGTTTTATAATGATGTAAATCATAAAGTGATGTTCTTATTATTCTATTATTATTACTGCCGGCCTTTGCACTATTTAATACAAAGCCATGCCCTAAATTTTCTTTTATTCTATTTGCATAAGTATTCTCTTTTAGCTCTGGGCGATAGTTTTCATCACTATAACTACAACCATTGCAATATATCAGAGGAAAATCCATTTACCACCCCGCCTGTTTCAGAATCTCTTGTGCATAAGTTTGATCAGTGGGGTATTTTTTAAATTTGCCTTGCCAAAACTCTGGAAAAATAAATGGCCACACAATTTCTAATTGCTCTGGGTTTAAATTATTCAAAAACTCTTGTCCACTCTCACAGTTATACACTACCCAAGGACTTATCCTACCCGTAGATACTGCATAACACATTTTATTAGCGTTGCCATATCGTAAAACATCATGTGGCGGACAAGATACCTCCTCGCCCCACTCTATACTGTATTCAATTGCTCGCTCAAGGGCATCCTGAACCGACTCGGTACGAAGATAGTCATATAGATACTCACTATACGTCTCGTCTTTACACCAACGGTCTATCTTTTTATTGTTATCAATCACCCAATCAATAAATTTAGGAGGGTTAACAGCTCGTATGCGCATAATAAAATAACCAAACTTGACGAATGCGCGGTAAAAACTACTATTAACGAAATCATCAAATGTTTTGGTGTTTGCTGAACCCTGTGTCTTTTCATAAAACCGCAGAAAAGCGGCTAAACCCATCTGAACGCCTTTGTGCCCACGATCTTTATATCTACGCTTTTGCTCACACATATGCACCGCAAGAGAAGACTCTCTTTTAAATTCTTTATTGCAGTACTTACAAGTATTATCAGGCATTTATCCACCAAGTAGTTTTTTATATTCCGAAAAATCACTTTTATCTACCATACTTGATAATACACGCAAATCAGCCATCTTTGCAACAGGAAAAATCTCTTTTAGTTTTTTCAATTTATCATTGTCATTTTTATCACCCTTTTTATTGCTGATCCATTCGTGCCTATGATTTCCCATATCTGGACTAACCGTAGTTGCACAAAGCCATTGCAATTTAGGATGATTGTATATATCAAAAAAATGTTTGTTTAGCCGTTGGTTAGTTGCATGTAGATAATACTCCTGCAATTCTCTTGACCCCAACACAGAACTTCCCCACCGAATCATTAGATAAGTTGAAAATTTCTTTTTTTCTTCGTCAGTTAAATCATCATAAAATTCTCTGTTCTTTTCATCAAACATACGCATTTCATTTTGAATACTTAACTTAGTTGTCATTTTCACATGCCTTAAAACCATCTTTAAGATATTTTATGTTATGAGAATTTAACTTAACACACAAGTTATTTGCCAAATACTCAGAAAATATATTCTGACTTTCCATACCTGGATGCCTATCAACGGGAGATGCATGATCAACTTGCATTGATCCAAAGGAATTATATAAATTCAACCAATGTTGCTGCTGAATTCCCCCATAATTTTTATAGTCTTCGTGTATTTTATCATATAAATTAAAGATTTCTTCATCATCTCTCGTTTCCACATCTAAAAGAGTTTGTTCATACTCACTCAGTTCACTTGGCTCTGTCAAATTTTT